ATAAGTCCTGGAGTTGATCCTCTGTCCTCAAAAGTCATAAATTTTTGTTTAGCATCGGCTGCTGATTCTGCGTCTAAGTACGTGTACCCTTTAACTGCATCAGGAACTCTACTCCAACCTTCTGTTGTACTACCGGATTTACCGGTTTTTGGATCAAACCAATGAAAGGTTTTTGAATTAATGTATTCACCACCCAATGCTCTTTTACCTAAGTCGCTTTGTGCGTAAGGATCGTATTCTGGTTGTGGTGCAGGTGTGGGTGTAGTAATAGGATCAGGATAAACTGGTCCGCCAGTTATTGGTCCCGGATCAAAAGGAGGCTCAGGCTGAGGCTGAGGTGTAGGCATAGGCGGAGGAGGCATAGGCCTGTCTGGATATTGTCTTCTAAAGTTTTCCCCTATTGGATCAGGTCTGGTATCAGTCGGCATGAATGCTTGCTCTGGTTGTACAGGAGCTTGGTAGCCTTCAGGTGTAAAGTATGCGGGACCGCCAACTATAAGACTTGGCCTGGGTTGTCTTGGTGGCATAGGCATAGGTGGAGCCGGCATCGTTGTTGCAGGTGGCATAGATCGTATGTTCTCTGCTTCACCAAACTGTTGGTTCTGTAAACCTGGGGCTACTGGAGAAGCCATTAGCAAATGCCGTAGAACTTAGTTCCTCTTAAAGCGGCTCCGCCTCCACGAGAATTACCAGCTCCGTGTCTTCCGGGTTTAGCGCCATTGGCAATTTTCTTCGGCTCTGAATAATTAACAGTGCCTTGGTCTTTAATGTTAACGCTTGATTTAACGCCTTTTACTTTTTTCATTTTTTTTCACCTTTTTGTTTTTTGACTTTCTTGCCTTTTCAAGAGCAATTGCAATAGCGGTTTTTTGTTTCTTGCCGCTGCGTGTCAATTCACTTATGTTAGCAGATATTATCTTCTTACTGCTACCTTTTTTTAGGGGCATTACTTTTTCTTTCTTACCACTTTTACTTTAGGTTTAGCTACCTTGGCCTTAGTCTTAACGACAACTTTAGGCTCTTTAACGGCAACTTTCTTTTTTGGTTTGCTTTCTTTAACGACTTTTGCGAGTATTTCGTTGGCTTCTTTGTCAGCTTCTTTTGCGATTTTGTCGATGTCGATATCTGCATTCTCATTGACGATCGGTTGATTGACATTGTTGTTTTTATCCTCTTCTAATTTTAATTGTTTTTTGTGCATTTCTGCCATTTCTTTTCTTATTGAACTCATCTGTTACCTCTCATTATGTCCATTGCTTTAAATTGTGCAGCTTGGTCTATTCTTTCTTTTGCTATATCGTCTTTCATAAGAGCAATGTCTTTTTGAATAACCAAACGCTGTTCTGCTAACTCATTACTTTGCATAGCTTTCATAGAATCAAATTGTTGTTTTTGAGAAAACTCTTCACGCTTACGTTGTACATCATCAGCTTTAATGTCTAACTCTTTGCCTCTTAACTCTACCAAAGGATCCGGTTGTGGTGGAGGTGGCATAAACATAGCATTAATTTGTTCAGTCAATTCTGCTACAACGGCAGCTATATCTTTTGCCACAGAGTCTTGTAACTGTTGTTGATACTGCATAGACACTTCTGGAGGCAATTGTTGTATTTGTTGTACCATGCTTTGGAATTCTGGCTTTTGAGCATTTTGTTCATCAACAATTTCAGAAGCCCTAAAGGAAATGTGTTGATAAATGTGTGCTTGTATTAAAGACAACACCATTGGATTGGATTGTGCGGTTATCGTTCCGTACAAAGATATGTGTGAATTAATGTGTGAATCGTGATCTTGTCCAGCAAATGCCTGAGCTGGCATCCCTGCTATTAAACTTGCGTTCTCATTAGCTGGGTCAACCGGTTCTGGTTGAGGCGGAGGAGGTAAAAGTTGTTCAATGTTTTGAACACCCATAGAAGAATACATTCTTCGATAAGCTTCGTATATACCAGTTGGGCCATGAATCTCTGGATTGCTTTGTACGGTTCTCAACAGTTCTTGAGCCATCATAACTCGTTGACTCATGGAAAAAGTGTTGGGGTCTGAAACAGGCAATACGTCTACACGATTATCAAAGTCCATCGCTTTAATGGTTTGATTGCCATTAGAGGTTGAATAAGGATAGCTAGGTGGTAGATACTCTCCAAACACCTTGGCTAAAATTTCAAACTCAATTCTTTGACTCGCGTGTAACCTTTTATGAATAGCACTCATCACACGAGTACCGCGTTCTAATAAAGCTATTGTTGTTCCTACTGGTGCATTCTGATTGCCGTCACCAACTTGTGTGTCAGCAATAGATGCGAAACGCCTACCACTGTCAACCAAGATCCCTAGGAGAGAGAGTAGGGTTTGACTTGGCTCCTTAAAGGGTAGCGGAACGAAAGCGTCTCGCAAACTACCACCTGGAGCATCCATATCTCTGAACTCTCCGGGTTGTAAAGGCTGGTCATCATTACGAATACGGATTCCACGTGCTTTGAATCCAGCCGGTAAATTGGAAAGAGTTCCTGCATCAATAAGCTGACGCAGAATAGAAGTTGCAGCTTTAGACAAGCCACCTATCATGTGAGTTAAACCAAAGCCGTAGAATCCTAGACCTGGTAAAAACTTATAATGGACAAAGTAATTGATTCTTTTTTTAAGTTGATCGTCTTCTTTGTAGTTCCTTCTAATGGATAAAACTTTATCGTTAGCAATGGTTACAATGTACGGAAGTTTGATTCCTGTTTCTTCTCCTTCAGCATTAAAATCTTCAAAACCTGGCATGTCTAGCTCAGTATGAATCTCATGCACTTTACACGTATCGTCATCGCTGTAACTTGGGCTAACGCCTTGTAAATCATCTATTTCTTCTTGAATACCGTCCAGGTCTTCCGCCATCATGTTGCCAGAATCTATCTTTACATCGCTGTAGAAACCTGTTTGTTGTGATTTGCGTATGTCGTTCATTGACATATTAATCACATGAGTAATCCTGGTTGCACTGTGTAAGTCTGTAGCAGCGTAAGGTACGATTAAGTCTTCACTAGGAATAAACTTAGATACGGCTCGTCCTAGATTCTGATCGTAATAAACCTTTCTAAAGGCTGAACCAGACAAAGGCAGATAAAATAACATTTGATCGGTTTCTGAATCGTATTCTTTCATGACTTGCATCAACTGATAGTTCATGAATTCTTGAACACGAGATGCCTGTCCTTCAGTGTCAGGAGTTGTTACACCCAATACTTGAGTCTTAACCGGTCCTTGAGATGGTAGTAATTCATTATAAGCTTGCGCTTGAAACTGGGTAACTGATTCAGCAAGCAATGGATGCATAACCCCGGAAGCTCCCTCAAATGGTTGAGATCTTTCTTCGTACTTCATGCCAAGATATTCAAGGCCGTCTTTGTAAGTCTTCTCCCAATCGCTACGAGATTCTTTGTCAGATTCAATGTTACCCATCAAATCATTCTTCACAGAATTAAGATCTGAATCGTCCATTAGATCTGCTAAGTTAGCGTAGAAATCTTCTGGGTCTTCAACGGAAGGTAAAGTATCACCGAAGGCAATGCTGCCATCTTCCATTTGCTCAAAAGAATCCATCTCAGGATTCTCTTCAGTCACATCGACTTCAATATCTACTCCTTTGGTACGATTTCTAACTTTAAGATCAAGTTGTTCTTCAACGTTAATTGCCTTGTCTATGTCTGCCATTATCTCTGCCTGTCTTGTCTAGATTGTCTGCCACCGCCTATCATACCACCGTCTCTTTTTTTAATAGGTTTTTTAGTTTTTATAACTTTTAATGTTGAACCGCCATATGAATCATCAAGAGCTTTCTGTATTTCAGGCACATAAGACTTAAGAGCTTGTTTTCCTTTTCGGTATCTCTCCTTTTCTTTATCAGAAGGATTAGATTCCTTAATCTCTTTAATAAGTTTCTTTATTAAAGACTTGGCTATCTTTTTAGCCACGATCTACCTTTTAGATTTCATGTAGGCTTTGCCTAGACCTTTAGTAGCCATTCCACCCGCTTTGTATTTCTTAGGTGCAGATGAATTAGCCATACCGCCATCCATTTTCTTCTTAGGCTTAGATCTTCTAATAAAATCGATAGCACCTTTATCGCCACCGAACTTCTTGTCTTTGCCTAA